TACACAGTTTCTCCATTCTATTAACTTGTCTAATTCTTCCTTCCTCAGAAAAATCCCAATCGTGAAATATACGTCTTATTTCATCTGCGTTAAAATATGCAACATCCATATTATCTACTAACCTTTTAGCAAAAGTTGTTTTGCCAGAACCAGGTAAACCAAATATTAATATTTTATTTATATCCATTCTTTTAATTCCTCTCCCATAATTTCTGTAGCTATGTTAACTTTTCTTTTTAAAGCGTCAACAATTTTTTCATCTATAGTGTCTTCTGCCATTATATCTATATAAGTCATAGGTCTTTCTTGACCATAACGATCTATACGAGCTTCTGATTGTTGTCGTTTTTCTAAATCATAACCGTTAGAATAATATATCATTGTACTTGCACCTGTAAGTGTAATACCATAACCACCTGTTTGAGGAGTTCCTAAAAGAAATCTTACTTCACTATCTGGATTTTGTATTTCTTCAATTGCTTTTTGTCTATCATCAGTAGATGTATCACCATAATATGTAACAGTTTGACCAGGAAATTTTTTTTCTAACGCATTATATATACTTTCAATATCATTTCTATAATGAGCCCAAATAACTGCTTTGCCTTCTACCTCTTCCATGATATCCATAAACTCATTCAATCTGTTACTCTTTATTTCTTGAACAGAACCATCGTCTGCTTTGAAATGACCACAAGTTATTTGATGCAATCTCATCATTTGAGTAATAACAGTTGCAGTTGTAGTCATCTTACCGTTTAAAAAAGCAAGTGCCTGAGTTTTCATTTGTTTGTATAGTTTTCTTTGTTCGTCAGTAAGTTCTATAATTCTTTTCATGTATGTTTTTTTAGGGAGATCAAAACAATCGTCTTTTAAACATCTGTATGAGAAAGGTCTTAGTTTTTCTGATAGTTCACCTAAATTTCTATAACCTACAACGATTTGAATTTGTCTACCTGAAACATTTATTGATCTCATTTTTGCGTATCTAACTCTAAAAGCGTAATAAGAAGATTGATCTAATAAATAAGGATCTAAAAAATAACATTGTGTAAATAAATCTAAAGGAGATTTAGTTACAGGTGAACCTGTAAGTATTCTTCTGTATTTAGAATGTTTAGATAATTCTAAAATTGCTTTAGTTCTTTTAGCAGAAGGATTTTTTATAGTAGTTGATTCATCAATAGCAATCATAGTTCTATGAGAGTTTAAAAATTGATATGCATACATCAAACCTTTTTTAGTAGAGAACGCTTCAACATTCATAATACAGATATGTAAATCTTCGTCTGGTTTTAACAACTCTATCATATCCGGAGCATCTGGTTTTGTTTTCCAAAAACCTATTTTTTTTTCAATATGATCTGGTAAATGATTTGGTATTTCAGCTGTGAACCAGTTTTTGTATACACCTTTAGGTGCAATAATAAGGGCTCCATTTATTTTACCTTTATCATAAAGCATAGCTATATTATCTATAAGTACTTTTGATTTACCTGTACCCATTTCCATAAAGTACGCAAAAACTTCTTTATCCCAAGACATTTCTAAGGCTTTAAGTTGATGAGCAAAAGGTTTGCTTTTAAATTTATAATTCATTTTATTTTCTTCTTTCTATTGCAATAGATATCAAATAATGTATAGGTAGTCAAGAAGTTATGAAAAACAAAGTATATGTAATTCAGGATATACCTGGAACTAAAGAGGGTCGCCCTAAAATTAATATTATTGGTGCGTCCGAATATGGTGACTTAAAAGTTTTACTGCCTGAAAATGCACAAATAATTTTAAGTGCTGGTCCTTTAGTTTTTAAATTAAAAAAAATGTTATCTGATTTTACTTCAGATGATTATTTATTATTGACGGGTGATCCTGCAATTATTGGAGTTGCATGTTCTGTAGTTTCCGACATTGCAAATGGAAAATACAATTTGTTAAAATGGGATAAACAAGAAAAAAAATATTATCCAATAGAAATAGACTTATATCAAAAGGAAACATCTTGACACATTCATAATACATAATTATATAGAAAGGAGAAATTATGAGTATAGACTATAGAAAACACAAACAAGAACAGATTAAATCTGTTGCTAATCCAAACGAACTTGCAAATAAAGTTCAACAATTAAAAAATTTAGAAGACGAAATTACAAATGCAGAGGACTCTGTAAAAAAATTAAAAGAGAAAGCAAATGTAATTTCACAATTTGAAATTCCTCAAATGATGAAGGAAATGAATATTAAAAAATTAAAGTTGACTGATGGTGAAACAGTTGAAGTATCTAATTTTTATAGTGCATCAATTGTAGATCAAGAGTTAGCTTTTCAATGGCTTCGTGAAAACGGTCGAGGTGATATTATTAAAAATGATATTACCGTTACCTTTGGTCGTGGCGAAGATAACAAGGCAGCAGAATATGCTGTTCTTGCTAAAGGTCAAGGATATGAACCTGTCCAGAAAGTGGGAGTACATCCTCAGACCTTAAAAGGAGTAGTTAGAGAATGTGACGAGTCTGGAATCGAACTTCCTGACTGCTTCAAAACTTACGTGGGTAACCGTACAAATATAAAAAGGAGTTAAACTTATGGAAGAAAATAAAGACGTAGCTGTTAAACAAACAGCAGGCACACCCTCTACAATTTTATATAGAGAGTCTGCTAACAAAGGTTTTGAGAACGTAAGACAAGAATCACTTGCATTACCTATCTTAAAACTTTTACAAAACGGATCAGGAGAAGCACAAAAACGAAATCAAAATTTCGTGGAAGGTGCAGAACCTGGTATGTTTTTAAATACAGTGACTAAAAGACTGTATAATGGTGAAGAAGGAATAACTGTAATTCCTTGTTACTATAAAATGGAGTATCAAGAATGGGCTGAATTTGGTACTGGTTCAGGTAGACCAGAACAAATATATCCTGCTGATTCTGATATCCTATCTAAAACTACAAAAGATGGTGGTAAAGACAGATTGCAAAATGGTAACTACATTTTGACTGTGCATCAAAACTTTGTAATTATTTTAGGTGATGATGGCAAAGCTGAAACTGCTCTTATTTCAATGAGTGGTTCTCAAGGAAAGATTGCTAGAAAATGGCAATCTCTTCAAATGTCACAAACTATGAAAGATGAACAAGGTTCTTATACACCTGCATCATTTGCTTACTCTTACAGAATAACATCAGTGTTAAATTCTGGTAAAGGTAATCAATGGTATGGTTATAATGTTGTTATGGGAAATCAAGTTTCTGAAAAAGAAATTTTTGATAAAGCAGCTGATTTTCATGACACTTTATCTAAGCAGAACAGATAGTTACCACATTTGGGCGCTAGTAATATAGCGCCCAATTTAAAATAATACAGAGGGAAAATGATAGAAAGATTACGAAGTATATTTGCAGGTTTGGAAAGCGCTTATGGTGCCACTAAAATTACCAATGAAATAAGGCATGATGGTAAAAATGAGGTTAGGTCTTTTACAGTAAAAAGACCTGTTACTGATGAGTTATGGGAAAACCATTTAAAAGGAGTTGAACCTGCTCTTGGTATTGTTCCAATAAATGAAAACAATGAATGTAAATGGGGTTGTATTGATATTGATACATATCCTTTTGACCATAAAAAATTAATTCAAAAAATTAGAAAAAATAATTATCCTTTAGTAGTAATCAGATCAAAATCTGGTGGTGCTCATGTGTTTTTATTTACTGAAGAGTTTATACCTGCATCTTTGATGAGACAGAAATTAATATTAATGGCTTCTAATTTAGGATATGCAAAAGCAGAAATATTTCCAAAACAATCTACTATTAAAGCTGAAAGAGGTGATATTGGAAATTTTTTAAACATGCCTTATCATGGCGGTGATAGAACTGTTAGGTATGCTATTGGTGATGATGGTAATTCACTTACCATAGAAGAGTTTGTAAAAGAATATGACAAGTATGTTCAGACACAAGAAATGCTTAAAAATTTTTTAATTGAAAAAGTTAATAATAAAAAAATAAAAGAACATTTTCCTGATGGTCCACCATGCTTAAATACTATAATTAATACCGGTCCGATTGTAGAAGGTAATGGTGACGTTGCAGCATCAGGTAGAGATAATGGATTATTTAATATTGGAGTATATTTAAAAAAATCAGATCCAACAGGTTGGGAAGATAAAATAGAAGATTATAATGTAGAAAAATATATCAAACCAGCTTTAAAATCTAGCGATGTTATAAGAATTAAAGAACAAGTTGCGAAGAAAGATTATGATTTTAGATGTAAAGATAAACCTATTTGTAATTTTTGTAATGAAAAAGTTTGTTATTCAAAACCTTTTGGTAAAGGTGAGGAAGTTAGAATGCCAGCAATTACAACTATTAGAAAATATGCATCTGAACCACCTATATTTTTTGTAACTGTAGACGAACAAACTATAGAAGTTGATGCACCAACATTGCATGACCCAGAAAAATTTAGTGTTGTATGTATGACAGAACTAGGAACACCTCTTCTTCCTGTTGCAAAATTAGTATGGAGAAAAATGTTAGCTAAGTTAATGAAAAATATTGATGCGATTGAAGCTCCAGATGATACGCGACTAGATGTACAAATGAAAGACTTACTAACAGAATTTATAAGTCGTGATGGTAAAAGTATTGAGGACGTATTAAAAAGAAAACCGTTTACAGAAAGTGGAATTAGTCACTTTAAATTTAAAGATTTCTGGGGATTTTTAATCAGAAGTAAAACGTGGCCAGATAAAACTTACACTAAAAATAAAACAATAAGATTATTAGAGGAGTTATTTTCAGGAAAAGAAAAAGTAGTAAAAATAAATGATAAGAGTGTAAAAGTTTGGACAGTTGAAAAAATAGATGTTGAAAAATTTACACCTAAAAAAATAGAAAAACAACCGGCACCATTTGAATGAGAACAGTAATAGCAGGACCACCAGGAACAGGTAAAACACATACTTTAGTAAATACATATTTAAGAAAAGAATTGTTTTTACATAGAACTGATCCTAAAAAAATTTGTTACATTACTTTTAGTAATGCAGCATCAAAAGAAGCAAGAGAAAGAATTCAAAAAGAATATCCTAATAAAGAAATTGAATGGATATCTACAATGCATTCTATGGGAACTAAAATGTTGGGTATTGATACTACGACTCAATTATTAAAAGATAAAAACTGGAATGCATTTAAAAATAAATATGGTCATAATGATATGCATTTTGAAACTATAGAGAAAGAAAATGGTTATCATGAATATAAGAATCAGTACATGAAAATAATAGAATACTCTAGATGTCGTAAAATAAAACTACAAGACGCAGCAATAGAATTAGATTTAATAGATTATATTAGTGAACCTTTATTAATTCAAATTAATGAAGATATTATAAACTATAAAAAAGACTACAGCATGTATGAATTTTCAGACATGATTTCAGAATTTGTTAAGAAAAGCAAGTGTCCTTCCCTCGATGCAGTTTTTCTTGATGAAGCTCAAGATCTAAATCCCTTGCAATGGGAAATGTTTTATTACATAGAATCAATATGTAAAAGATCATACGTTGCAGGGGATGACGATCAGGCTATCTACACATTTCAAGGAGCTGATCCTACAACCTTTATTAATTTATCTGGTGTTAATGATCACCAGACGCAGTCAAGAAGAGTACCAAAAGCTGTACACAAAGTTGCTTTATCTATTTTAGAAAATATAGATGAGAGAAGAGAAAAAGAATGGAAACCTAGAGAAGCAGAGGGCTCTGTATTTGAAAATTTAGAACTAGAAGATTTACATTTAGGTTCTGGACAATGGATGGTGTTAACTAGAACCAACGAACAATTAAAAAAATTAGTACCTTTCTTTCAAGAGTCTGGATACAGATTTGATTGTAAATTTAATGATTTACTACCTCCTGAAATTATAAAAGCAATTAATGATTGGAATAGATTAAATAAAGGAGCCAGTATATCTGGAGAAGAAGCTCAAAATATATACGAGTTTTTAAAGTATGAAAAAGGAGATGTCCAATATGGGTTTTCTGGAGGCAAGTCTTTAGAGAATGTAGACTCAATAACAATAGATGAATTAAAATTAAATCATGGGCTAAAAGTATCTGGTGGTTGGGATGTATTAAGATTTAAAGATTACCAAAAAGATTATATCAAGGAGCTAATGACGAGCGGCGAGGATCTAGGTAAGCCTGCTAGAATAAAATTATCAACAATACATTCTGTTAAAGGTGAAGAATCAGAGAATGTAGTTTTGTTTACAGACTTGGAAAGAATTATTTACGAATCAGCACAAGTAAATAAGGACACAGAACATAGATTATTTTTTGTTGGTGTAACACGTGCAAAAGAAAATTTATTCATAATGAACCAAGGTTATGAATATCAATATAACATAGGAGAAGAAATAATATGACAGATAAAGATATATTTAAGGAATCATTTCCTCAATACACTCAGGTAGGCGGGAATCACTACACTAAGTTTCCCATTCAACCTTACGAATTCATTTCTAAAAATGATCTTTCGTTTTTTCAGGGCAACGTTATTAAATACGTTTGCAGGTATCAACGAAAGGGAGGAGTAGAAGATTTAAAAAAAATTGTTCACTATTGCCAATTAGAAATGCTTAAGATAAAAGATATGAAAAAGAAATAATATGAAAAAGAAAAGTAAGAAAGATTCCGGAAGACAATGGGATGGTAAGTCTAGAATATCCAATGATACTTATAGACAACGTTGGGATGAAATTTTTGGAAAAAAAGAAAAAACTTTACATGAAGAATTAATGGAAGGTTACGAAGAAGAAAAGAGAAAAGAAGATGGCAGCGACTAAAGCTAGAATTAGCAAAGATTTAGTGATTGGTAAAAAGTATAAATTTCGTTTAGAAATTTATTTAGCTTTAGAAGGTCACGAAGATGTTTGTTGGGAAATATTTCCTCAAGATTATTCATCTTGTTTGTATGCTTTTTCAAATAAAAATAAAATAGATGGCATAGTAAAAAACAAGTACATCTATGAACCAAAGGTAAACTAAATTATGTTTAAAGCGCAAACAGAGTGGACTTGTCCTGATACATTTCCTGATCTATCTAAATATGAATACGTAGCAATCGACTTAGAAACCAGAGACCCAAACTTAAAATCTAGAGGATCTGGTGCAGTTATAGGGGATGGAGAAATAATTGGTGTAGCTTTAGCTGTAGAAGGGTGGTCTGGATATTATCCAATAGGTCATAGAGAAGGTAATTTAGATAAGAGAATAGTTTTAGACTATGTTAAAGATGTTTGTAAAGCGCCTAACACAAAAATTTTTCATAATGCTATGTATGATGTTTGTTGGTTAAGAGCATACAATATTCCAATAAATGGTTTTATAGTAGACACGATGGTAATGTCATCTTTAATTGATGAAAATAGATTATCGTATGCTTTAAATAGTATTGCTTTTGAATATCTTAGAGAAGTTAAAGATGAAAAGGGCTTAAGAGAAGCAGCAGAAGCTGCGGGTGTAGATCCTAAGTCTGAGATGTATAAGCTACCTGCAATGTATGTAGGTGGTTATGCAGAAAAAGATGCTGAACTTACTTTAAGATTGTTTAAAATTTTATCGGTAGAGATTCAAAAACAAAATTTATCTGAAATATTTGATCTAGAAACACAGCTATTTCCTTGTCTAATAGATATGAAATTTAAAGGTGTTAGAGTAAACGTAGAAGGTGCACAAAAATTAAAACAAGACATGTTAAAAGAAGAAGAGGCGCTACTATTAGAAGTAAAAAGGCAAACAGGAATTGATACACAGATATGGGCAGCAAGGTCAATTGCGAAAGTTTTCGACAAACTCGATTTAGACTACGAAAGAACACAGAAAACACAAGCACCCTCCTTTACTAAAAATTTTCTATCTGAACATAAACATCCTTTAGTTCAAAAAATTGCAAAAGCAAGAGAAATAAACAAAGCTCATACAACGTTTATAGATACAATTTTAAAACATGAGCATAGAGGACGTATTCATGCGGATATAAATCCTATTAGATCAGATCAAGGTGGAACAGTAACTGGTAGGTTTAGTTATTCAAATCCTAATTTACAGCAGATACCTGCTAGAAATAAAGATTTAGGTCCTAAGATAAGATCATTGTTTTTACCAGAAGAAAATCATACCTGGGGTTGTTTTGACTACTCACAACAAGAACCAAGATTAGTTGTGCATTACGCAGCTACAACTGATCCTATTATGTATGATCAATCTGTAACAAACATAGTAGATAAATTTAAAAGTGATTCTGTAGACTTTCACCAAACTGTAGCTGATATGGCAGGTATATCTAGAAGCAATGCTAAAACAATTAATCTAGGTTTGTTTTATGGTATGGGTAAAGCAAAACTACAAGCAGAATTAGGTCTCTCTACAAAAGAAGAAGCAGAAAATTTATTTAACCAGTATCATGAAAATGTCCCTTTTGTTCGTGAACTAATGAACCGGACTTCTAGCCATGCTCAGTTTTCTGGTTCAATTGGTACATTGTTAGGTCGTAGATGTAGATTTAATAAATGGGAACCTTCAACATTTGGTATGCATACACCAATGTCATTGGAAGAAGCAGAAAGAACTTATGGAAGAGGAAGAATAAAAAGAGCTTTTACATACAAAGCTTTAAATAAATTAATTCAAGGTTCTGCAGCTGACATGACTAAGAAAGCTATGTTAGATTTATATAAAGAAGGTATTATACCTCACATACAGATACATGATGAATTAGATATTTCTATTGAGTCAGAGACGCAAGCTAAAAAGATAATTGAAATTATGGAAAATGCTGTTAAACTAGCTGTCCCAAATAAAGTTGATTATGAATATGGTAATACTTGGGGTGAAATACATGGGTAAATATTATGGCATATTTAAACGCAAACATTCCTCCAATTTATTGCAAAGTAAGGAAGGAGTATCTTTATGATCTTAAAAAACATCAAGGAGATTTTATTGACTGTGTTATCTTTGGTCTGGTCTCTATTTCAGGTCGCGCACTCTTATTTAATATCATGCTACCCAACGGTGCGTGCTTTTGGCGTTTACCTATATCAGCATTTTTTCAAAAAGAATTTGAAAGAAAAGACGTGCCAGATATGCGAGTGGATCAACTCGAACTGTGGAACTGCTTTAGTTATTATCCTAGTGTCCATTGTTTTGATTGGTTGGCTGGTATAAATGGCAAATATTTAGGTAAAGATAAGAAATTTTATCATGGACAATATCTATTCACTGTTGATTGGGCTCATCCAGAAACTAATATCCTTGATACGGAGCACTCTGAGATTCCTCAAGAACACAAGTGTGCACATATATTGGCTCTTGCTAACGGCAATTATGCAGCTCAGCCTAATAATCGTATTTTGTGGCATGTTAATAGCTACACTACTGATACATCTTGGCCTGACTATACGGTCCAAAATACTTACTGGGATGTCGAAGGTTCAGATTGGGTTACGGAAGATAGTGACAAAATGTTTTACGAAATAGAAAAAAAAGAAGATTGATCCTACATTAGAATTCCTATAAACTAGCGGCGAGAGTCTAGGGGCTTTGTTAGCGCACTTAGACAGAATAGGATAAAAATGAGTAAACCACTAAACATCGGAGAAGAGGCAAAAGTTCAGATGCCAATGAAGACGGTAGCTAGCCTGATCGTGCTCGTCGCAATGGGCGTGTTCGCTTATACCGAGCTGACTTCAAGATTAGTATCTCTAGAGACATCAAGAGAACTATTTCAAAATGATTTGTTAAAGAAATCAGAACAGGTGCCTGTTGATCAAGAGCAAATATTTTTAATTGAGGATTTGTACAAGTCCGTTGAGAAAATGGAAGAAACTCAAGAAATGAACATGACTAACAAAGTCAATATAGAATTTTTAAGAGAACAATTAGATAAAGCGTTAGTTGATATTGAAGATTTAAAAGATAAAGTTAGAGCTAACGGAAAGACAGCGCATTAATGGAATTAATTATAGCCCTACTTATGATTGTTAACGGAGAGATTAAGGAACACAGAATTCAAGAGTCTATGTCGGATTGCCTTAAGGGGAAGAGGGTTGCAATGAGAACAAATAAAAATAATAATATTCAGTATCAGTGCATAAAGTCGATGGCTGAGCTCGAGTCGAACATCGATGGTTCTAAGTCAATCAAGAAATTGATATTAGAGTGATGAATTTTATTCTTACTTTAATAATATGTTCTGCTGTAGATGGAACCTGTCTACCTATGTATGAAGAAAAGAAACCTTTCAAGGATTTCTATGATTGTATTTTAGCAGGTAATTTTAAATCTATAATAGAACTTGAAAATATAGGTAGAGAAATTGTAAATGAGAATAAATTATATATGAAATATGGTTGTAATGAGGTGACAAAAAGTTAATTTGTGATATTAGGAATTATGGCCAAACCTAAAAATTATTTAAAATGGATTGTAAAATTAAGAATGTGGTATGCAGATATAAGAGGACACCACGGTAAAAGATGGAATTATGAACCAGGTGATTGGTATATGGGGAGACACAAAAAATGAGAAAACAATGTAAAAAATGTAAAGAAGCTTTTGATGCAAATGATGAATTAGACATGTTTTGTAGTCAACAATGTAAAGAAGAAGCTCTCGCAGACCTTGACAAAGATAGCGATGAGTGTTTAAGCTGTCAATAAATGAATCTTTCAAGAAATTTCTCCCTTCAGGAGCTTATCAAGTCGGATACTGCAATACGTAAAGGTATCAATAACAATCCTAACTCAGGTCAAATAGAAAAATTAAAAGACTTGTGTGAAAATATTTTACAACCCATCCGGGACCATTTCGGTAGAGTCAAGGTCACGTCAGGGTTCCGTTCAGAAGATTTATGTTTAGCTATAGGCAGCTCTAGAAATTCACAGCATGCAAAAGCTGAGGCGGCAGACTTCGAATGTGTTGGAGTTGACAATGCTGAGGTTGCTGATTGGATTAAAATGAATCTTGAAACAGATCAGCTGATTCTTGAGTTCTACACTCCAGGAGAACCTAACTCGGGGTGGATACATTGTAGTTGGATACCTGAAGGAAGACGTGAGCAGTTTATGCACGCATATAAATCAGAAGGTAAAACTAAATACAAACCAATAATAGGAAAGGCGAAAGACTTAGTATGAGTGACTTAAAAAATTTTAATAAGTTATTAAGAAGTATAGATACAGTTAATGGCTACTGTGAATATTGCAGAGAAGACTCAATATTATTATCTATTGTAGATGATTATTATAAGTGTACAAACTGTGGTGAAGACACAAGACAGTATAAAAATGGTAGTATAAGATATTTAAAATTAAGAGAAGTAGACAAAGAAATAATTAAGAATGGCTAAAAAGTTTAAATCGTTTGAGACACGTGACAAGCCTAGAAAACGTCCTAGACGTCACAAGAAAAACCTCAATAAATCAGAGAAAAGAGATTCTAAGGCTTACAACCGACAAGGTCGCAAACAGTAATAGGTTTTTTTAACCTTGACAAATTATTTTATTATCCTATATATTGTGTTTAATCAATGAAAGGACACAAGATGACAGATTTTACAAAATATAAAAACATTACCGTTGATAATAGTACTTATGACAACGTTACCAAATTACAGGGGGCGATTGTTCCGGATATGAAAATTTCCAGGAGTGAAGTTATTAGACAATTAGTAAAGAAAGAAGTTAAGAAACAAAACGGTAAATTAAATGATTCTAAAAAAAGATAGTAAACAAAAAATGGATGTTTGGATAAATTCTTTTGGCGGTTGCGCCAGTAATTTTTTATCTCACAAATTAGAAAGTGTTGGTTTAAGAACTAGGACAAATGAATGGAAACATACATACTGTCATTACCCATATCCAAAAGATTTGGGTATACCAATAGTTTATTTATATAGAGATATGAGAACTGCATTAATCTCACAGGAAAGAAGAAACTTTGTACAAATTAATTATGGAAAGCTAACAATGACTAATTTCGCTACAGCAGTAGATTATCATCCTATGAAATTATTAGGTTCAATGTTTCATCAATTTATGAATTTTATTCATTGTGAAGATAAAAATCTTTTAATACTACATAAAGATGAATTGTTTACTCAAGATGGAGTTAATGCACTTAACAAACATCTTGGAACAAAGTTTGATTTATTTGAAGAAGAAACAAAAAAATATGTTCGTGATGATGAAGAAGACCAGGACTACAAAGATTGGTTAGAACATAGACCAGAATTTAAAAAATTCTCAGGCGAGATACATTTTGTAAACAACTATAGAAAGCGAGTACCCTTATGAAAATAACTAATATATCTGTAAGTTTATTTAATACTAGACCACAGAATATAGAAAAAATAATAAAAACTTATCAAGACTATGAAATAATTGATGAGATATTAATTGTATCTTTAAAACAAGAAAAATGTCCAATTGAGCATAATGGGAAAGTTAAATGGATATATATGCCTAAAGAATCTGATTTAGGATTATTATCTCGTTATACTTTTGCTTTATCTTGTAAGAATAGAGCAGTTTTAATTCAAGATGACGATTGGTTGTATGATGAAAAACAGATAAGGGGATTAGTTCTTTTAAGTAAACCTATGGCTGGATTTCATCCAAGATGGTTTTATGACAATGAATATCAAAAACAGCCTCCAGAAAATCATAAAAATGTTGCACCTATATTATTAACTTGTGGAGTGTTAATTGATACCATGTATTTACCGGCAACTATTCAACAAGCAAAACTATTTTATAAAAACTATCAAAACGTTTTTAATGGTGAAGATATATTTATGTCTAGATCGTTTGCATATTCATCTGGTGAACAAAACTTTTCTTTTATAATGAATGGTATAACACCATTAGATATGTCTGATCCTTTATGGGAAAAAAATGATGCTAACAGAACAGAAGTAACAGATAGTATATATAAATTTTTCGAATGGTACCCTAAATATGAACACTTTGGTGCTGTTTGGGAATAATGAAAAAATTTTATATAACTGGTTTTGGAAGATCTGGAACTAAGTTTTTATCATTGAACATGAACATGTCTAACAAATATACTGTTAGGCATGAACCTAGAGACTCTGAAGATGTG